GATCGAGAAGCGAAAAGGGCGACGTAGCTACCCAGTGACAGCGTCAGTGAAGATTTACGAAGGCACGTTGGTGTTTCTGACGGCTGCAGGCTACGCCACAGACGTGACAGCAACCGGTGTGAATGGATTTGTCGGCGTTGCCGTTGAGCAGGCAGACAACAGCAGTGGAAGTGCCGGCGATATTACTGTTGAGGTCTGGGCAGAGGGTGAATTCGTGCTGCAGGGCACCGGATTCGCGCAGGCAGACGTGGGCAGCAAAGTCTACGCCGAGGACAATTACACGGTCGGCGTCAGCATCAGCACCGCATCCGTGCCGATTGGTATGGTTACGGAGTACATCAGCAGCACGAAGATTCGTGTTGACATCGACGCGGTGGGCACCGGGGCGTTGCCAGTGGCAGCACTGACAACCATCACGCACACCGCACCTGGCACACCGGACTACGCAATCGCCAACACGACCAACAGCAGCCCGTACGGATTCAGCACGCAGGACGAAGCGAATACCGTGCTGTCTGTCATCAAGAATTTGCAGGTGCGCGTGTTGGATCTGGAGTCCCGTGGTTCCTGATTGTTTGGTTTGACCGCATTTCATTTCTGTTTGAGGAGTTTTCACAATGGCACTTGATACTGCCAAGGCAATCGCGGCAAGCCGAGCACTCACCGCGAAGTTCAACCGTGAAGCGTCTGCCGTGCAGACCTTCTATCCGTCAATTTGTACCGTGACGCCGTCCGATGGTGCAGATGAGCAGTATGGCATTCTCGGTGCCATGCCGTCCATTCGCGAGTATCTCGGCGACCGCGTGTACAACAAGCTGCGCGGAGCGACCTACACACTCGCCAACAAAGAGTGGGAAGGTTCGCTGGAGATCGAGAAGAAGGACGTTGCGGACGACCGTTTGGGGCTGTATGACGGCGCGTTGACCACACTGGCACAGCGAGCCGCACGACATCCCGACAAACTGCTGATGAGTGCGATTGTGAACGGCGAAAGCACCGCCTGTTTCGATGGTCAGTTCTTTTTTGACACTGACCACAGCTGGGGCAACAGTGGCAGTCAGGACAACGATTTGACCTACGCTGCAGCAACCGGCACCACTCCAACCATTGACGAGTTTCTGGGCAGTTACGAAGCAGCCCGAAGCGCGATGATGGGGTTCAAGGACGACAACGGCGAACCGCTGCATGAGGACGTAATTACCGGATTGAATTCCGGGATGCAGTTTGTCGCGCTTGTCCCGCGAGCACTGGAAACGATTGCCAAGAAGGCGTTCAACCAGATCCTCAACAACAACGGCGGAACGAACATCGTTCTGGACACGCCAACAGTTGCCATGAGCACGCATCTGAGCAACGCAGCGAAGTGGTATCTTTTGCGTGTTGACGTGCCATTGCGACCCTTTATTTTCCAGCCCCGCGAATCCCTGACGGCGAACGTGCAGGGCGCGGAGGACATGAACATGAAGCAGCTGCAGATGGGCACCTATGCACGATACAACATCGGCTACGGCGCATGGTGGAACGCGGTGTTGACCACGTTCACCTGATGGCGGTCTGATCGAGCAACACCGCATCCGACGGGATGCGGTGGCCTGTTCGCTGTCCGCCACAGCGGGCAGGCATTTTTTGGCGGCGGATTTGCGGAGTTGATCGAATGGCACTGAAGAGCATCACAGTCACCAAGGGACCAGTTGCGAGCGGCAAGTCCTTTGGTTTTCGGATTGGGCCGAAACGTTCGGGGAATCCGTCTGCAGGCAAAATTGAGGTGGGCGATGAGCCTGTCAAAATTGACCTGCAGACTCCACAGGCGTTGCGTGTTGGTCTCGAAAATCAGGTGAATGAATTGGTGATCCGGAAGTATCTGACCAAAGTGGCTGTGGAGGAAATCCCCGAGCAGACACAGAGGGCCAGCAAATGAGCCTCCGCGAGCAGTTTGCACTGGACTGTGCAGCAATCTTGAACACCGATGAATTGGGCGAAGCCGCGACCTGGACAAAGGCAAGCGGCGGAAGCCTAGCGCGGTGCGTGAGATTGATTGAGCAGCCAGACCGGCAGACGATTCGCAGGGCGCATGTGTGGACGCCAATTGAGACAACGCGGGTATCTGTCGGGGATCTGTTTACCGTGAAGCGTGGGGCCGTTACGACGGTCTGGCGAGTCATGTACACAGACCCGGCAGAGACTGCAATCCAGAGATCCTATTGCCACCTGCAATTGACCGACACCGTCACGCTACGCAAACGCAAGACGGCACAAACGCAGAGCATGGCAGAGCGTCAGGTGGTGGATACGCAAACCAGCGGCATCCGCTGCCAATGGTTCACGTCATCGGCAGAAATTGAGACCAGCCAGGCAGGCCGGCGACGTGGGATCGTTGGTGAATTCTACCTGATTCTGCAGGAACTGGTGGACGTTGGAGTGGGTGACACAATCACCGATTCCGATGGACTGGCCTATCGTGTGGAGCGAATTGAGCAGCAGTTTAACCGCGTGGATCTTCCGTATCTGATCTGCCGGAGATCGGACGCATGAGTGCACGGGTGAAACTGATCGACCGAAGGCCAGAACTGCAGCGGTTTTTGCAGACCGCGGCAGGTCGAGTTGTGGAGGCGTGCAGCAAACGCTGTCACGCAATCGCGAGGCAGTTGGTGAGCAAGCGTTACACGAGACGACGGGAGCAGAGACGGCGGGAAAGGCAGCAGAATGCCGAGGCGACGACAGGGTAGTTTCACGAGGTTTCGCAAGACGCTGGTGAAGCGATTTGCGAAAGCCCGTAGACAAGCGGCAAGAAGCGGCAAGCGGCTGCAACGAACGGCACAGAGAACACAGCGACGATTGACAAGCCGAGCAAAACGCAAGGCGGCAACGACATCCAGACGACTGAAGCGAGCAACCGCCAAAGCCGTCAAGCAGGCAAGCAGAACACGCAAGATCCTGACACGGACTGCGAAGGCAGCCGGCAGGCAATTGAGGAAGTGGAACCGGCAACGGAAGGCACGACGAAGGGAGATCGAAAGAAAGCGACGATCAGCCGCAAGGATTCAGAAGCGTGAGTTTGGCCGTCTGGTTTTGGTTGGCACTCAGTTGCCGGAGGAATTTGAAAAAGGCGTTCGGGCGACTGATCCGGGTGCAAGCCGTCCAGGTGAACCACCCCGAATGAGATCAGGCAAGGGCCGGCAGTCAATCACGATCGAAATCAGGATGAAGGGACGAAAGCCGGAAGGCCGGGTGTACGTGGACAAAAAGGTCGCGCCCTATATGGCAATGTGGGAGTTCAGGCAGGACGGAAAACAGCGACCATTTTTGAAGCCGTCAGTGATGAATCACCTGAGTGAATACGGGCAGACGGTTGTGCAGGAAGTGAAGAAAACGGCAACGGGACCGAAGCAGAAGGCGCGAGTGAGATAATGGCGGACACGGGCATTGATAGACTGGTTGGCGAATGGTGGGCGCAGACACCAACGTTGTCCGCGTTGGTGCCAGTCAATCGAGTTGTGGCCAGTGTCGATGAATTCAGCGAGACGGAACCACAGGACGCGGACGCGGACGATTATTTCGACGATGCGGTGGTGTTCACGATTGCGACAGAACCGGCATGGAGAACCAACAGCCAGCGCGGGTATCGGTCGACGCTGACGCTGTCCTGTTTGTCGATCAATTACGACGCGGGGAAATCCATCGCGCAGGAGGTGGTCAGCCAATGGGCGGACAAAGGATTCACGGGCACCGCTGCAAAGGTTATTCAGGCGAGGCCGACGGGACAAATAACGACGGAGCAGGACACGCAAACGGGCGTCTGGGACACACAGATTCAGTTCGAGTTAATGCACACCGGAGTGTAAGAAATGGCAGACGTTTCGGTCACAGCAGCCAGTGTGGTCAAGACCACCACGACCGTATTTGCAATCGGTGTGGCCGGTGGCACTGTGACTGCTGGGCAGCCCGTTTATCAAGACACAGCGGCGAGCAATAAGCTGAAGCCGGCAGATGCTGACGTGTTGGCATCAAGTAAGGTGGCGGGAATTGCGTTGCATGGTGCGAGCGATGGCCAGCCACTGCAGTATGCGACCGGCGGCAACCTAACATTCAATTCTGCCTTCACGGTTGGGCAAGTGTACGTTGCGAGCACGACTGCAGGTGGCATTGCACCGTACAGCGATTTGGCAACCGGCGACTTCGTAACGATTCTGGGCGTGGCAACTACCGCCACAAATCTGAAAATTGGTATTCTCTACTCCGCAACCGCCAAGCCTTGAAGGATAAACAGCAATGGCAGCAGGCACAGTGTTCAGTGGTAAAGATATGACGTTCAAGACTGGCAGCCCGGCAGCAGAAAAGGTGCACACCGGACGGTGGGAAATCACGCTGACGTCCAACAGTGGCAAGTACGCCAGCAACAGCACCAGCGGCTGGCGGAAGTCGGTGAAGGGAACAAAGGAATGGTCGGGCACAGTCCGCATCATGCTTCACGATGGCGAGTCCATGCCGTTCGTTCTCAATGACGAAGCAGCAGCCCAGTTTCACGCTGACAGCGACGACTACATCAGCGGTTCAATTTTGATTACTGAGGTTGGACCGATTACGCTGGACGCTGACAGCGGCGACCCGGTGGCGATTGACTACAAGTTTTCTGGACAGGGTGCGCCAGCAGCAAGCGGCACCGCGTTTGACGTTGTTTGATTTTGAGGAGTTGCAACCGTGGCGGACGGTTTATTCAACCTCTGCAGTCGGCGGACTGTGGAGTTGACGAAGGACGACAGAACGTATCGGCTGGCATTTCGCACGCTGGCCGATTACGCACTCAAAGAGGCTGCGATTGTCCAGACGACAGGCAGCCCGTACAACGGGCTGGAGTCGATTGTAGACAGTCGCGTGCGATCTGAGGCGTTCAAGATTGCGGCTGACATTGCGGCACGTCCATTGATTGCCACAATGGAGGATGAGGAACGGTTTGACCGTTCGTTTCGCGGTCTTGCGTGGTCAGTCTGGCGGGCTTTGTGCGTCAATCATCCGGATGAGTTTCCGCCAAACATCAGCAACACGCAAGGCATTCAGTTGGGGTGCGACTTCATCGCATGGTTTGGTGACGTGCGGCGAATTGTCGAAGCCGTTCACAAGGTCGAACAGAAAGATTCGCTGGGAAACTGAAACCGCCTGGGCAACCAGGCGCACCGATGCAGACGCGGCGAACCGTCCCGTGGGCTACGGTGTTCCGTGGGCTGTGCGAAAAGTACCATTGGACACCGGACACCGTCGCAAGTCTGACCATGTATCAGGCGTTGATTTATCTGGGCTACTGGGCACCTGAGGACATCTTTCAACAGAAAACAGTCTGATGGCAATCACGATTCAGGAAGCACAGGTCATTTTCTCCGCGGACGGCATGAAGGCCGTCCAGACGGAAGCCGGCAAAGCCGCAACAGCCATGCAGTCAATTGCCAGCAAGGCAGGCGCGGCTGGCAATGCACTGTCTGGCCTTCGGGGTGCGTTCAGTGGGTTGGGTGGAATACTGGCCACGATTGGAGCGACCACCGGCGCGGTAAAGATGCTGCAGCTATCCGCAGACGCAGAGACCACAGCGATTTCGTTTGAGGTCCTTTTGGGATCTGTCAGCAAAGCCAAAAAGACGCTGGAGGATTTGCGAGCACTCGACAAGAAAACCGTATTCGGTTTGCCGGATCTTGCCAGAGCACAAAAGTTGATGCTGAATTTTGGCATGGGGTCCGAGGAAGCCTTCACGACGCTGACGCAATTGACGGAGGTAGCACAGGGCAACAGTGAGCAGTTGATGCTGTTGGCGCGTGGTATGGCACAGGTGAAGGCGGCTGGCCGGTTGATGGGGCAGGAGTCGAATCAGCTGATCAACAGCGGATTCAGTCCGCTGTTTGAAATCAGCAAGATGACAGGCCGAAGCATGGCGGACCTGAAAAAGGACATGGAAGCCGGGTTGATTTCGTTTGACATGGTGGCGAAGGCACTGGAGGCATTAACCACAGGCAGCGGACGACTAGCCGGTATGAATGATCGACTGGCCGCAACAACAGCCGGCGCGTACGCAAAATTCAAAACGAACGTGGAGATGACAGCCATTGCAATCGGTTCGGCATTGTTGCCAGAACTGAATGCGATGCTCGATGCAGTGAACGGCACGTCAGAAAGTTTCAACGGCGTTGGAGCCGGCGCGTCGTTGTTTGTGGCGAACGCAAAGGCAATGTTTCAGTCATTGCAGGACAATCTGGCAGACTTCGCAATCGTGGCCACCGTGGCGTTGCAGCAAGTTCCAAACGGTCTGAAATTGATGTTTCAGGACGTGAAAACGTGGATCAGCCAATTGATTGAATACGCAGCATCTGCTGGAGTATCCATTGCAAGCCGTCTCAGCCCGTCGGTATTGATGGGCAACGCCCAAGCCGTCTTAATGCCCACACTGGAATTTGCGGCAAGCCAGAGCCGCGGCAGTGCGATTGACGCCGTGTTTGGTGAGTTGGAGCTTGCGCGTCGAATGCGAATTGAATCGCGACAGGAAGCCGGGCGGAAGGATCTTGAAAAGCGGTCGAGACTGGAAGCCATGCAGCAGGACCGCGGACAGGCACCGCCAACTGAGTTTGTGGCTGACGTTGCAGCGACCGCAGCCGTGCAGGCCGTGGCGGAATCTCAGATCCAGCGCGGCGGAGCGAATGAAATGTTTCGCAGCCTGCAGGACAGGCTGGCCAAACAAAGCGAAGCCGACAGAATAGCCCGTGAGCAGTTGGCGGTTCAGAAGGCAGCAGTGGAAGTGAACAAACAGATTCTGGGCGCGGTGTCGGGCGGATTGTCCGGCGTTGCGATCTTAGGGTAACAGAATGCCGTATCCAGCGTTTCAAGAGCATGAGGACAGCCCCAAGGAGTCCGGCAACAGATCCGGGCAGTTCAATCTGACTCGTATTTTCCTGACGGCATGGAATGACCGCTGGGAGTTTGTGGCCGAGCATATGCGTTCAGGGCCGTTTGGTCTGCCGGCGTCGTATAGTACGCTGTGGCCGGGTGTGCTGGCCGATTCATTTGAGATTTCGCGGGTAAGCAATTTGCCGGCGGGTTCGGTCTCAGATCCCAACACCGACATCATTACGCATGACGGGACGCTGGCCGTCATCACGTTCGTTTATACGCCACTTCAGGCGGACCAGCTGCAGGCCGGAGACCCAAACGACCCGACACCGTTACCCGCGGGGACGTGGTGCACATACAACCAAGACAGCAACACAGAGTTCCGCACGATACCGGGCCGCGGATGCAAATGGGAATCTGACAGCGCATTGCTGCCGGCAGACATCAATCAGCAAGTGCCAGACAGCGTGACAATGCACACCGTCACGTGGAATCAGGTGCAGGTTGTCCCGTGGGTGACGTTGGGAAACATGAAAGGTTGCGTGAATTCGCTGGCGTTCAGGCTGCCCGGCAGCCCACAGGTATTTCAGCCTGAAACGCTGCTGTTTGATGGGCTGAAGGACGAGGTCACGCTATCGACAGATGGACAATGGAGCACGCGAAAACTGACGCTGACCTTCATCGAAAAGGCACAGAAGGCATTCAGCAGCACCGCACGCACAGGTGCCAGTCCTG